TGTTAATGAAGATTTAAATAAGTGGTTTAAAGAAAAGTGGGTAAATATAGGAAAGAAAGTAAATGGTAAGCACCCGCCATGTGGAACTTCCGGTGAAAAAAGTGGATATGCAAAATGCGTACCTGCCGCAAAAGCAGCTGGAATGAGTAAGAAAGAAAAGGAAAGTGCTACTAGAAGAAAACGAGCTGCACAAAATGATGCTGATAGAGGTGGTAAGAGTAGTAGTGGACAAGGAAAAACTCCAATATATGTTTCTACTAAAACAAAAAATGAAGAGTGGAGTCAGAAATATAAAAATAGTATAGATTGTAATAATCCAAAAGGTTTTTCTCAAAAAGCACATTGTCAAGGAAAGAAAAAAAATGAAACTATGAACATTGAAGAAAAATTAGAACTCTTTTTAGAGAAAAATTGTCCAACTGATAAAGCCAAATGGGCAGCATCAAAATCAGCAGCTAAATCAAAATTTGATGTATATCCCTCAGCATATGCAAATGGATGGGCTGCAAAAAATTATAAAGGAAAAGGCGGAGGATGGAGAAGCTGTAGCGAGTCGGTAAATGAATCCGATTGTGGGTGCGATGAAAACTCTATTGGAGAATCCGATTGTGGTTGTGATGAAAACATATATGAAGCTGCCGAAGTATATACGGATTGGGAAGAAAATGTAAACCCAGACTATATTTTAGTAACCTTAAAAAATGGTAAAAAACTAAAAATAGAAAAGAAACGTATTAAAGGAGGCCAGCAAATGTATCTTGCTATACTAAAAGCATTTGGCGATGAAAATCACAAAATAACCGATAAGATAGTGAACGTAATGGTAAATCATTTAGGAGAAAACGCATTGTGTAATGAATGTGAAGATTTGAATTGCGATGAAAACGGAAATTGTTGGGAAGCAGACCCACCACGATATCCAAGCGATTCAATGGCCACAAGAACTATGAGTGAGGAGGCGCCAATGAATCCATCAACTGCACAACCTGGTGGGTATTATGGTGATACGGATGATATTGAAGAATACGATGTTGAAACTTTAGAAGAACAAAAAGATTTTATAAAGTTTATGAGAGAGTATAATCAATTACTTTCCGAAGCAACATGTCCGTGTTTGTTAGAAGCGGAGTATCAGGGACGTACTGTAAAGCTTGGTAAGATAATGCAAGGTGATATTAAAAAATTCAAAGTATATGTAAAGAATGATAGTGGTAATGTAGTTAAAGTAAACTTTGGATTTGGCGGAAAATCTGCAAACGGAAAAAGAATGGTTATTAAGAAAAATAATCCTGAAAGACGTAAAAATTTTAGAGCAAGAATGAATTGTGATAGTCCAGGCCCTCGTTGGAAAGCGAGATATTGGGCATGCAGAACTTGGTAATTCCAATTTTTTTACATATATTTGAATTTAATAAAATAATATAATGGCAGATAAATCAATATTCGGTAGGTTACAAAAACTATTTTCAACCAATACCATAGTTCGTAAAACTCCAGATGGAGTTAAAGTAATTGATACAGATGAATATCAAAATATGACCACAAACCTGGTTGACAGGTTTATGAAATTAAAAGTATCAAACTACGCATCTGGTCAAATTGATTCGTCACTTGCGTATCAACAAGTTCGTATTGATCTTTTTAGAGATTACGACTCGATGGACCAAGACCCAATCCTATCATCAGCATTAGATATATACGCAGATGAATCCACAGCAAAGAATGAGTTTGGAAATGTATTAAAAATACATCACGAAGATGATCAGGTAAAACAAATACTTGAAAATCTTTTTTATGATATTCTTAATGTAGAATTTAATCTTTGGCCTTGGGCAAGAAACTTGGTTAAATATGGTGATTTCTTTTTACAATTAGAAATTTCAGATGAACTTGGTATAGTTAATGTATTTCCATATAGCCCATATGAAATTACTAGGGTTGAGCAATTTGACCCAGCAAATCCACAAAGAGTAAAATTCGTATATGCACCATACCAAAATCCATTGGGAGCATATGGTATGAGCTCTAAAAAAGAATTTGAAAATTATGAAGTGGCACATTTTCGTTTAAATTCGGATTCAAATTTTCTACCATATGGTAAATCAATGATTGAAGGTGGACGCCGTATTTGGAAACAATTAATGTTAATGGAAGATGCTATGTTGATTCATAGAGTAATGCGGGCTCCTGAAAAAAGAATATTCAAAATTGATGTAGGTAATATCCCACCAAATGAGGTAGATAACTACATGCAGAAGATTATAAATAATTCTAAAAAAGTTCCATTTGTAGATGAAAAAACGGGAGAATATAATCTTAAATTCAATGTTCAAAACATGATTGAAGATTATTATATGCCGGTACGTGGTAATGATAATGGAACTAATATTGATACGCTTAAGGGATTGGAATATAATATGATTGATGATATTAACTATCTTAAAAATAAGTTAATGGCTGCTCTTAAAATTCCAAAAGCATATATAGGGTACGATGAAGATAGTGGAGGTAAAGCAACGCTTGCCGCTATGGATGTTCGTTTTGCAAAAACCATTGAAAGAATACAACGCGTACTTATTTCGGAATTAACAAAAGTAGCAATTGTACATCTATATGCGCAAGGTATAAATGATGAGCGTTTAACTAATTTTACATTAGAATTAACTATACCATCTAAAATATATGAGCAAGAGAAAGTTGAATTATATAAATCAAAAGTAGATTTATTAAGCTCAATGCAACAAACAAAAATGTTCTCAAAAGAATGGATGTATGAGGCAATTATGGGTATGGCTAAAGATGAGCAAGATGAACTAACATTGGCAATAATAGAAGATACAAAACAAAACTTCCGATTGACTTCAATAGAAACGCAAGGTGTAGACCCTGCTGCTCAACCAGACGAACCAACAAATGTTGAAGAAGAAATACAAAAGATAAAAGAAGAATTAGAAGAAGATGGCAAAGTAGGTAGACCAAAAGATTCAGTTAGATATGGTAAAGATGACCACCCTATGGGCCGTGACCCACTAGGAATTAAAACTCTTAAACAAAAAGAAGGAAGTGTTAGATATAAATCGCGTGATAATTATCAAGAAATATTTAAAGATATGAATGGTAATAAAAAGAAAATTTTAACATAAAATCCCAATTAAATATATTTAATTCTATATCATTTAAACTATTTTGATACATTAATGTACTAAATAGTAACAAATAGATATAAAAAATATATTTATATCTGACAAATTATAAAATTGATGAAAAAAATAAAACACTCAAAATTTAAAAATACTGGTTTTATATTTGAGCTTTTGGTAAGGCAAATTACTTCGGAAATCATGTCTTCCAACAAATCTGTTGCGGAAAAAATCTTAAAAGAGCATTTTAATTCCAAAAAAGAATTATCAAAGGAATTAAAATTGTATCAGTATTTAATCAATGAAAAATACAATTCGGAAAGTAAAGCCGAAAAGTTTATTGATACAATATGTGAAGCTCGTAAACGATTGGATGAAGTAAAGCTTACAAAAGAAAAATATAACTTAATCAAAGTAATTAAGGAGCAGTATGGTTTGGAGGAGTTTATTAAATCGCCAATATCAAACTATAAAGCATTGGCATCAATCTATAAAATATTTGAGGTAACTACTTCAGATGAACAATATGACCCAACGGATATTGTTAGTTCACGTTTCACACTTACCGAAACTATAATAAATTCATCTATACAAAATAAAGATATCAAAATCAAAGATGCGGTAATGGATGAATATAAAAAAATAGATGAAGACCTTCGTGCAATATCTTACAAATTACTTGTAGAATCTTTTAATAAAAAATATAAAAATCTTACTTCTGAACAAAAAGCACTTTTAAGAGAATTTATTAATAACATAAACAATACTGGAAAGTTAAATGAATATGTTAGTGCAGAAATCACAAATCTTATAGCCGGTTTGAAAGAAGTTGGATTAAAGATAACCGATAAAGTAACTAAAATTAAATTAGCAGAAACAATAGCTAATATTAAAAAAGTTAAATCAGTTAAAAAAATAAAAGAAGAGCATTTATCTGGGTTAATGATGACTTACGAATTATTAAAAGAATTAAAAGATAAAATAAATAAATAAAATATGACAAATTATAGAATTTCAAAAATAGACCACTTTACTGGAAGTATGAGTGCGCCCACAAAAGTAGGCCGCTGGTCAACTTCATCTTTGTATACAACTGCATGGGGAGTTATGGTGCCATCGGGTTCAATAGCAACCGCCGGTAGTTTACAATTTGAAGGAGGGGGAAGAATAGATTTAGGACAATTACTGCCTGGACAAATTTACCCATGCTATCCGGCGGCTATAACAGTTACAGCAGGTACAGCATCTTTATTATCATAATAAAAAATCAAAATAAATGCCAGCAGTAAGTAAATCACAACAAAAATTAATGGGAATCGTTCATGCTATCCAAAAAGGAGAAGCTAACCCAAAGGATTTTAGTAAGGATGCACAAGATATGGCTAAAGATATGAAGCCAGGTGATGTTAAAGATTTTGCATCTACATCCCAAAAAGGACTTCCTGATAAAAAAGAAAATATGAATAAACTAAAAGAGTATATTCGTAAAATGGTTAGAGAAATGACCGGATCAGGCGCAGCAGGTGAATATCAAACTCCATTTGCATTTGGTAAGCCGGAAGATGAAAAAAGTAAATCAAAAAGACAAGCTGATTTAACAGGATATACTCCAGTAAATGAAAATCGTTGGTTAGAATTAAAGCGTGAAGAAACAAGTCCTAAATCAAAAATAGATAGAGGAATATCAGGCATCAATAAACAATTAGCAGAAATGGAAAAGTTTCTTGAATGGTATGGTAAATTAAAGCAAGAAGGCGGTGTAACTAATGAAGATTTTTGGAAACGCACAAATAGGAATATTTATAGTATTAAGGAAAGATTAATGAGATTGGAACAAAAAATTCGTAAAATATCCGAATAATGAATTTAGTTGAGCTGAATAAACTTATTGAAGTAGTTGTTAGAGAGGAAGTAGAGTATGAAAAACTATTTAAGACTATGCTTTCTGCTACAGGTAAGGATATTGGTTCAATGAGTGATAGTGATAAAAAGAAGTTTTTCAATGCAGTAGATAAAGCCTATAAGGCAAAAACGGAAGGAAGACTTGGTGGATATAAGGATAGTATAGATGAAAGTTTTATAG